GTGGTCTGGGCCACGTCGCCCACGGTAGAGCGCAGCAATCCCCTGGTGGCGTCCGTCGGCGCGGCGCTGGGCCTGACTGATGCACAGATCGACGCGCTTTTTGAACAGGCGGCCCAACTGTGAGCGATGGTACTTTCAATCAAGAAGCCTTAAGCCAGGCGCACATCGCCATCGCCGTGCTGGAGACTAAGGTCGAGGCCCAGGGGCGTGAACTGGGCGAGCTCAAAAAGATGATCGAGACGCTGGGCGGCAAAGTGGACCGCGTCGCCGACACGCTCACCGAAGCGCGCGGCGGCTGGCGTTTCATGATGCTGCTGGGCGGCGCGGGCTCAGTCTTCGGCGGCCTGCTGACGTGGGCTATCAATCACCTGTCAGTGAGGGGCACACCATGATCACGGCACTGCTGTCATTTTTCGGGGGCGGCCTGTTCCGCTCGGTCTGGGGCGAGGTCAGCGCGTGGATCACCGCGCGCCAGGATCACAGTTTCGAGATCGAACGCATGAAGTTGCAGGGCGAGCTCGACGCAGCGCAGCACGCGCGCAATCTGGAAGCCATCAAGGTGCAGGCTGACCTGGGCGTCAAGACAATTCAGGTGCAGGCCGAGGCAGACCTGGGCCGGCTTGATGGCGCGGCGTTCAACACTGCGGTGGAGTTGACCGGCAAGTCATCGGGCGTCAAGTTCGTGGACGCATGGAACGGCGCTATCCGCCCCGGCCTGGCCACGGTCAGTATCGCGCTGGTGGTGTGTGATGCCTTCGCCCTTGTGGCCATGTCTGACAACGCTTGGGCGCTGGCCGGCTCGGCCCTGGGCATCTACGTGGCCGACCGCACTTTATTCAAGCGGGGCAAGTGATGCACGTGGTGGATGTCGCTGCGGCATTGGCCCGGCGCTTCGAGGGACTGTATCTGCGTCCCTACCTGTGCCCGGCCGGCGTGCCCACCATCGGCTACGGCGCCACGCACTACCTTGATGGCAGGCGCGTGCAGCTGACCGACCCACCTATCTCGCGCGAAACCGCCGAGCGCTTGCTGCTGCGCCAGGTCGAGCGCGTCTACCTGCCCGCCGTGCTGCGTCTGTGCCCCGGCATCGGTGACACCCAGCGCCTGGCCGCCGTCATCGACTTCTGTTTTAACTTGGGCCCCGGCGCCTTGTCAGCCAGCACGCTGCGCAAGCGGGTGAACGCCGACCAGTGGGATCTGGTGCCGGCTGAGCTGCGCAAGTGGAACCGGGGCGGTGGGCGCGTGCTGCGCGGCCTGGTGCTGCGGCGCGAGGCAGAGATCAGTTTGCTGCCTCGATGAAGTCGGCCACGGCCTGCCACCCGGCGCGCAGCTTAACGTCGGACACGCTGACATAGTGCTCGCCCGTCACGTCGCCGGTGTCGCTGTGGTTCAGCATGCGCTTGAGCACGTAGACCGTGGTGACCCCCTCGGCGATTGACGCGAACGTGTGGCGCAGCTTGTGTGGGGTGACCTTGGGCGTCCCCGCGGCGGCGTTGATCTTGCGCAGCGCAGCGCGCGTGTCGCCCACACCGAACACCGTTTCGCCTGGCTTCTTGCCGTCGGCATGCCAGCCCACCAGCGCGGCCGCTTGGTCAGCCAGCACCACGGTGTGGTCGGTCCGGTTCTTGGTGTCGACCAACCGCACGCGGCGGCCCTTGACCTCGCACACCGTCAGCTGCGCCGCCTCGCTGGGGCGCGCACCGGTCAGCAACATGAACCGCAGCTGATCGGCGCTGACCGACTGCAGTTGGCACGCAGCCCGCCACCAGGCGCCCAGGCGCTCGGCGGGGATGGGGCTGGGGTTGCCCTTGCTGGCGGGGATGCGGATGCGCTCAGCGCCCGCTGTGGTGGGCGCCAGGGGGTTGTCGTCGACGTTCGCCCCGAAGTAGCGCAGCACGGCGCGCAGCACCTGCATGGCGTAAGCCTGTTGGCGCTCCCCTCGGCACGCCAGGCCGGCGTGCAGTCGGGTGATCTCGGCGGCCGTTATCCGAAAGATGGGGCGCGCGGCCAGTAGAAAGAGGGTGCCCGCCTGTGTCGGCTCCCCGTTCTTGGCCACTCCCGGCGGGGACACCATGGCCAGATAGTCGTCTTTCGTGCGCTGCTTGAGGGGCAGGCCATCCTTGGCCCGGCGCTTTTTGCTGACGTACGTGGCCACGGCCACGGCCAGCGTCATGGCCTCGGCCTTGTCCAATGCCGCGCGTTCGCGCTTGTCCTCCAGCCTGTCGACGCCGCGCTGCAGTTCGCTGGACACATCAAGCTGCAGCCGGCGCGCGGTGTCAGCCAGCACCGCCGCGGCGCCAGAGGCCTTGCCCAGTGTGCGGCGCACTGTTTCGCCATCGACGCGGCGCTCAGACACCCAGGCCCGCGCGCCGGCGGCCGTCACCCGAAGCCCAAAGCCTGGGGTTTTGGGACACCAATAAATGGTGTAGCCCCGCTCGGGTGGGGGTAGCGCCCGCGCTGCTTTGTCGGTTAACTTCTCTGAGTGCGTCGCCATCCTGAATCCCCGTGTAGGCGCTGGTGTAGGCGCTTTGCGCGGCCCAGCTTGGTAAAGAAACCTGCAAGGGAATGATAGCAGCGTGAGGGAATGACTAGAAAGTAGGATTATCGTGCGATCAAAAAATTTATCCAGCCTTTACCCGCTTCTGACTCTTAATCCGTTGGTCGACAGTTCGAATCTGTCGGGGCCCACCAAAATTTTCCTTATGGAACAAGGGGTTAGCAGTGAAAACAGCTAACCCCTTCATTTTTGGTTTTTACCGTGTAGGCGCTGGTGTAGGCAAAACCTCGCAGGCGTGTAGGCGAACAGGGGTCAGCATGAAAAACGTGTGGCACGCCGTCGAGATAGCCGCCATGGCCGTGGCCTACGTGCTGAGCCTGACGTGGATCGTCGACGGCATCAAGCTGGCGGCCAAGTACCTCGACCGCCGGCGCTGGTGATCACGCGGCCTGCGCGCGCATGACGTCGAAGTGCGCGGCCACGTCCCGGTAATCGGCCCAGCGCTTGCCCTGATCCATGTAGGTCTTGACCGGGCAGGTCTTCGCGCTGATCTTGTTGGCCAGCGTGGTCTTTTCGATGTCGAGCACGGCGGCCAGCTGGGCCATGCTCAGGCGCGGGCCATAGCGCTCGAAGACAAAGGCCTGGGTCACGAGGCTCACTTTTTACCTTTCATGTATTCGAGCAAGAGGTCTTGCACCCCCCGCTTACCGTCACGTCGCGCCACCACCACTTGGTCGATGGTTCCGCGCGCCACGATGTAGTGCAAATGCACCACCTTGTTCTTGCCAGATTGCATCTGGCGCATAGGCCCGACGCGCTCAATGAATTGGTCATGCAGCTCAAGATCCCACCAGTGTGCGAAGAACGCCACGGTGCAGCAGTGTTCCTGCAGACCGTCCACCCCTTTGCCGATTGACTGAGGGTGACCGAACCAAACGCGGCCCTGGCCGGCCTTGGCCTTGGCCATGCCGTCGGCGGTGGACAGATCCAGCCCCTCGGGGAAGTAGGCTTTGAGCCTGGCCAGGTCGGGCTTGAAGTGGTAGGCCACCAGCACCGGCTCGCCGGCCATCTCCTCGACCAGCGAGCCCAGGGCTTCGAGCTTGGCGTCGTGCACGGGCGTGAAGCTCTTGCCCTCGTCCACGTACACCGTGCCGTTGGCCAGCTGCAGGCACTTCATTGACTTGGCCGCAGCGGTGAAGGCCTCGACATCAAAGCCGTCGATCTGCATGAATAGCTCGCGTTCGAACTCCTTGTAAAGCAGCTGCGCGCGGCGAGGCAGATCCACCTCGATGATGTTGACCACCGGGTCGGCCAGGTCAAACCAGTCCTTCGGGTCGAGCGTCAGGCAGATTCCGGCCAGCTTCTCGTGGATCAGGTCTTGACTGTGCTGCAGGATGATCTGCTGCACGCCGTTCTTGCCCTTGGCCATCGCGTCGGCGGCCGTCTTCCACGCGAAATAACGGTCTTGAAAACTGCTGAACGTGCGGCCCAGGCTTTGGCCCGCGTCCAAAAACCACGTCTGACCCCATAGGTCTATCAAGCCGTTGGGCGCCGGTGTGCCCGTCAGGTTGATCCACCGGGTCACGTCCTTGTGCGCGAACTCGGCCAGGGCTCGGGCGCGCACGCCGCCTTGCTGGGTGCGGAAGTTCTTAAGCGCGGTGCTCTCGTCTGCCACCACAGTGCGAAAGGGCCAGGCCTTGCGCGAGCGCTTGAAGTGATCGCGCAGCCACACCAGATTCTCGTAGTTGATCGAGAACACCGGCGCGTCGGCGTGCAGCGCGCGGGCGCGCTCGTCGGCCGTGCCAATGATGGGCACCACCCGCATGCCGGTCAGGTGCCGCCACTTGCCCACCTCGTCGGGCCAAACGTGTTGCGCCACGCGCTTGGGGCCCAGCACCAAGGTGGGGGCGTCCTCGCCCCACACGTTATGCAGGCGCTCCAGAAATGTCATCACCATCGTGGTCTTGCCCATGCCCGGCTTGGCGAACAGGGCGCAGCGCTCGACATTGGCGAAGTGGTCCATTGCCAAGGGCGCATAGGGGCGGGGGCGATAGACGCGGGGGATCACGCCCATTCAAACGTCTCCAACACGCGCATGCGCCACTGCTCGCGCGCGGCTTCGGTCAAGCGCCCCCACGGTGGGACGTAGTGCACGTAGCTGGATTCGTACAAGAGCCGGGCTCTTTGGTCGAGGCTCATGGCGTGTTACCGAACAAGATGGCGGCCTCCATGTCACGCGCGTGCCCCGCAGCAAAGCGGATGCGCTCGATATCGGCCAGGTCTTCGGCCGTCAACATGTGGGCCCACTGCGTGCCAACAAGGTCGGCCGGTTTGCGCCACTCGTATCGGTAGCGGCTTCCGCTGCGCACCCACATGCCGCCGTGTGTTTCGACAACGCGGATTTGCAGCCCGTGCTTTTTGGTCGTTCGCCTGTCACCCACCTTGGGCTTCTTGCGTTGTGGCGCCAGGACCGTGATCTTCACGCCACCACCTCAAACGCCACCAAGGTGGCCACGGCCTCGGGCAGCGTGCACACGCCGGCCAGTTGGTCGACGTTGTCAGGGGTGCGGGCGGCGTGCTCGATCAGCGCAAGCACGGCGTCGAGCTGCACGTACTTCGTGCGCTGGCCGCTCATGAACTCCTCGCGCACGGGTATGGCCTTGATGGCCTGCATCAGGTCTTTCATGACAGCAACTCCTCGACACCTTCGATTGAATCGATGACCACGACCAGCTGGCCCTGGGCCCGCATGCGTGCGTGTTCGCGCAGCTGGTAGCCCTCGGCCTTGACGCCGGGGGCTTTGAGCTCGACCCAGAAACATCGGCCAACGAAGTAGGCGGCAGGGCCGTGCCACTTGTAGGGCAGCATCACCAGTCGGTCGGGTGCACCGCGGCGGCCGATCCATTGCACTTTGCGCACCTCGCCGCCCAGTTCCTTGACGCGCTTAACGAGGTGCTTTTCGATGGTTGATTCACGCATGGGGCGCCCCCAGCAGTTCGGCGGCAAAGCGCAAGATCTCCGCGTCAGTCGCGCAAGTGATGTGCGCCGTTTTGTCGAAGCACAAGCCTTGATCCAGCGTGCGCCTGGCCACGGCCAGGACTCTGTCGCTCGCGGGCTGTGCAGGGGCGGCAAGCTGTGCCGCACTGGACGCGACCGTCAACACCGGCATCGGCCGCAGCTCAGCCTCCGCCCGCAGGGCGCGGCGTTTCCATTCTGCAAGGTCTTCCCGCGCGCCGACGTAGGCGTCCGCCAGGTCGTTTGCCCGCGCCACGTTCAGCGCATTCAGCGCATCGTCGCGGCGCACAAACTGCACCGGCTTGCCGTCGACATAGACCTCACGCGTGGGGAGGGCGGCCAGTTTTTTGGCCGGGCATTCACTCGTCATCGCGCGACTCCTTGCCGTTGGCGGCGCATAGCGCGAAGATGAACGCCAGGGCGGCGAGGTAGCAGATCAGCAGCTTAACGGCGAACATTGCGGGGCTCCGTGGTTGTTGGTAAAGACTATATCAATTGATAAAGCAATGGTCAACAATTTTCACGAACTTTCGTGCATCACGTCGCCTGCAGTTCTCGCTTGGCGTCACCGGTTCGAGGTGATCGGGGTTAATGCACGCCTCGTTATGGCACAGGTGATCGAGCTGCTTGCCGGGCGGCACGGGGCCCATCAGCAGTTCCCACAGCGTGATGTGGGCCATGGCCTTGACCGTTTTGCCCAGGCCCGCCACGTAGATGTTCAGGCGGCCGTAACCCCACCGGTCCCGCTGTGCGGTCCACACCCAGCACGCTTGCGCGTTCTCGGGCTCGGCGGTGTTGGCGATCAAGCGCTGATAAAGGCTGTCGTACTTGGGCATGTCACACCTTCACATATCTGTAGCCCTCGTGCCCCGCGGCAGCGAGAGGTAAGCCCTTGGCCCAGGGCGGGACAGTGGACATGATGGCCACCAGGCCGCCGACGCTGAACTCGGGGCTGTCGGCCGGCTCGGTCAGCAGCTCGTCGTGCACTGTCAGGACGATGGGATAGCCCGCATCCTCTGCCGGTTGCATGCTCGACGCCAGCACATCACGGCTCGACGCCTGGGTCCAGTTCTCCACGAACTTGCCCCCGTAGCTCTTGATCCGGCACCACTGGCGCGTGTACTGGTTCACGCCCATGTAGCTGATCTGGCCTTTGCCGTCGACCTTGGGCTGCAGGTAGCAGCAGTAGCGCCCTGACGGCAGGCGCACGCGCAGCCAGGCGCCATCGACGCGGGCCTTGATGTGCCGGCCGATATCGAACGTCGTGCCGGGGTGCAAGATGGCCTTGGTGACGCCCAGCTTGGCGTCTTCCCACAGCTGGGTGGTGGCGGGGTGGGCTTCGCGCCAAGCGTGCTTGAGCACTTCGCACGCCACATAGATGTTGCGGGCCAGGCCCATGGTCTTGTTCTTCTTGGTGGCCCACTCGTGCATGCCATAGGCACGGGCTAGCTGGTCCTTGGGCGCGGTGCGGTGCACGGCGTCGGCCAACTTGTCCAGATCCATGGTGTAGACGGCGGCGAACGTCAAGAAGGCGGCCACGCCACCCTCGTAGCCCAGGGCCAGCTCCATGACTTTGCCAATCTGGCGCATGGCGCTGTCGACCGCCGACGGCTCGATGCCGAAAGCGCGTGCATAGGCCAGCTTGTACATGTCGGGGCCGTTGCCTTCGTCGAAGTCGCGGAAGGCTTGGAGCTTCCAGTCTTCACCGGCGAGCCATGCCAGCTTGCGCCCTTCGATGTTGGCCAGGTCGGCCACCACCAGCTTCTTGCCGGGCGGGGCCACGATGCACCCCCGCACGCAGTCGGCCAGCAGCTGCATGACGCCGCCCATGATCTCTACCGTGCCGGCCTTGAGCGAGTGGATCGCCAGCTCTTGCATCTCCACATCGAAGCCGCGCGAGGGGCGGCTCATGTTGTGCGGCTGGAACAAGCGCCCGGCCCAGCGCGAGGTGCGCAGCGCACCGGCGAACTGCAGGCCGTTGCGCAGGCGCCCGTCGCTGGATGTGGCGCGCACCAGGGTCTGGTACTTGGCGGTGCTGGTCTTGTTGGCGTCAAGGCGCAGAGACATGAGCAGCTTGACGCCGTCAGGCAGTTCGGGGTCTTCCATGCGCCGGCGCAGCGTGTCGGCCTTCATGTCGGGCAGGTCGACGCCGTACTCCAACAGGATGAAGCGCAGCAGATCGTCGCGCTTGGTCGGGCCTGACACCAGGCCGTTGGTGGCGTCTACCGTTTCCGCTTTGAGCCTTGCCTTTTCGACATTGGCAGCGGCGATGGCGGCGTGCGCCAGGTCGAGATCTGTTGCAAACCCTCGGTCATTGATCCGCTGATCGAGGTGCCAGAGGGTGATCTCGGCGTGGCCTTGCCGGTAGTTCCAGCTTGGGAGCGCGCGATCAATTGCGCGCATCGCCGTAATGTCTTGACGGCTGTATTCCAAAAACTCCTGCCACTCAGTCGGGTGGGTGTCACGGGTAGCCCTTCGAAGTTTGTTGCCCTTGGGCCTGGGCTTGCAGAAAATCTGAATCAGCGCAGTGCCGCGCTTGTCTTTGGCTTGGTCTTCTTCAAAGCCCAGCACGGCGCCGATCTTGCCCAGCGCGCCAGGCAGGCCGTGGGCCAGAGCCTTGACCATGGTGTCGCGCCAGCGCTCGGGCGGCACGTCGACGCCCCAGCAGTGGCGGATCAGCGTGCGGTCGAACGCGCTGTTATGGGCCACGATCTCGACGGTGGGGTCCAGCAGCAAGGGGTGCAGCGCTGCGGGCATGAAGTTGGGTCCGTTGCCGGCGTCGCTCAGGTCTTCGACGCTCGGCTCGTCGTCATCGAGCGCCCATTGAGCCACCATGATCTCGGTGCTTGGGTGCTCGGCGTAGCGGTGCGTGCCGTGCAGCTTGAGGTCGCACTCGCTGAACGTCTCGCAGTCAAAGTAGAGGGTGCGTGCGAGGGTCATATGGGTTTTTGGTGGCCGCCGACAAGCTCACATAGAGCAGTGGCACCGTTTTGTAGAGAGGTACAGCAACCGGCGGCGCTAACCCGCATGGACTTGTCGACGGCCACCAAAAACCCCCAGGCGCGAGGCCTGGGGCAAAGCGCACCGAGGTGCGCATCAGGGAGACAAGAGTTACGCGAAGTCTTCGGCGTCGGCGCCTTCGGTGACGGTTTCGAACTCGTCGGACTCGGCGGGGCGTCCGGCGGCGAAGGCGTCACCGTCGCGCAGGAACTGCACGCCACGCAGCTGCGCGTTGATGCGCTTGCCGAAGTTGTTGTCTTGGGCCCAGATATCCAGGCTGGCGTTGACGTAGGCGCCGCTGTAGATGCGCGAGCGGCACAGCTTTTCGAACTCGGCCAAACCCTTGGGGTCGCCCTCGAAGTCCTTTCGGGACACGTTCACACCGTTGAGCGTCAGGATCACGCTGGGGCGCTCGCTTTCCTTGGCGCTGGGCGAGAGGTACATGTTGCCGGGGTAGCCGTCGTAGTTCGGTTTGAGGTCGCCGTCGTGCAGCGCCAGCTTGTTCGTCTTCTCGAAGGTGTTGTACAGCGCTTGCCATGCAGGCTTGCCGCTCTTGTCATTGCCGGGCCACTTCTCGGCGGCCACGGCCTTCATCTTCTTTGTCAGCTCGGCGATTTGCGGGTGATCGGGCTCCAAGATCAGCCCGCAGTTGTACTTGGGCTTCGCGTCAGCGTCGGCGCCGGGGATGACGCCGGCCTCGAACACGCCGTTGGCAAACGAGATACGCACGTTTTTCAAGAGGATGCGCCCCGTGGGCGCTGCGGTCGGTTGGCTCATGATCTGCCTTTCAAGGGTGGTTTGTGAGCTGATAAATTGAACGCTTTAACTTTACCAAGTGATAAAGAGAAGGTCAAGCCATTTCGCTGGAATCTTCAACATCGGCCACGGGCTCGAAGTCGTCGGCCACTGGCGTGATGGTAATGGCTTGGCGCTTGTCGTCGATGGGTACAACGCTTGGGCGGCCATCGGCCTGGGTGATCAAGGCCTGGAGCTTGGGCCACTGGCGCGGGCCTATCAGCGGCTCGGGCTGGCCTTCCTTTACCGGCTTGGGCTTGCCGTCTTTGCCCAGCTGCGGGGCCAGTTCGCCGGCGCGTGTGGGGCTTATCAACTTGAGGTCGTACATCTCCTCCAACTTCAGGCGCATGGCTTTAAGCGCTGCCTCGGCGGCGGCGGGGTCTGACCAGGCGCGGTTACCCTTCTTGCCCATGACCACCTTGCAGTTCTTGAACTGCGCGCCAGCAAGGGCCCGGCGTTCGATCTCGGCCAGCACGTTCTTGCCCCACATCTCAATCAATTCGAGCTTGGGGTACAGGGCATCAAGCCACGCGTCGCTTGTGGGCTGGATGTGCTCTTTGCCGGGGATGCCCACGGCTTCGAACTCGTCGACCGAAGCTGGCGCGCTGCCTTGGATCGGCTCAAGGCACGCGGCCTGCAGCGCGGGGCAGGCGTTGGCCTTGGCTGCGCGGCAGAACTTGCAGCTCTTGACGTTGGGGCGCAGGTAAAGGGCTTGCCAATCGGCGGGGGCCATCTGGTGCACACCGGCGGCGTTGATCCGCGTGATCGTGGCGCTGCGCGCGGTGCCGTGGCCCCATGCTTCGAGGTCGGGCACCGTGATCACCCATTCGCTGGGCGCGTCCTTGATGCGGGGCTGGTGGATCACCAAGCGCATGGTGGTGGGCTCCTCGCCCATGGCGCGCAGCACCACCAGCGCGCCAAGGGCATAGAGCATCATCTGGTCGTTCTCGTCAGCGTCGACCTCCACGCCCATGCCGTGCTTGTAGTCGTGCACCTGGCCCTCATCGCCGCGCAGGGCGATCACGTCGCTGGTGCCCCAGGCCTGGCCCTTGGCCACGCCCAGATAGCTGCTGTAGTTGACGCGCTGCTCGCTCAGCAGCATGCCGTCGCTCACGATGGCGTGGATGTTGTCCATCGCCGTCTGCACAGCCTTGGCCATGCCTTCGGTCACGGGCCACTGACTGCCCGGGTTGCCGTCCTGGCCATCGACCTCGATAATTACGCCCAGGTAGCTGTGCGCGGTGCGGTCAGCGTCGAGACACCACGACAGCAGCGTGTGCGCGGCCGTGCCCTCGTCGGCGTACTTGCTGGGGGTGTCCTTGCGCCCGGCCTCCATGACCGGCTTGCCAGGGCACAGGCGGGCGGCCTCGAACCCCGAGGCGCTGTATTCACTGTGTGCGCTGGGCATCAAGCTCTCCCATGATGGTGTGGAAAATGCCGACCAGCGTGGGGCGCATGGCGCCGCGCTCGTTGCGCGGGGTGCGGTTCCATGCCTTCTTGACGCCGGCCAGGGCTTTGGTGTCGTTGGGGTCGTTGCGCTTCATGGCGTAGGCCACGCGGCGCAGCAGGCGGGATGTGCGGGCGTTCACAGTCGGAATCCTTTGCGTTTGCACATGGTGTGCATCTTCTTGAGCGCCTTCGGGTCGAGCGCGCATGTGGTCGTGAAATAGGGGTCGATGGCGGCCAGCTCCTCGGTGCTGGCCATCCCCCTGCCGGGGAGGGCCCAGACCATGCGGCCGGTGGTTGCGGTGTTGCGGTGCGCGACAAGTTCCATGCCACGGAAGGTGGCGCGCGCGTTCAGCAGCGGCGCGAGCATCCGGTCGAGGTCTGCGATGGCTGGCATTTAGGCCACCTGTTCCTGCTCGGCTTGGAGTTCGGCCTGCAGCTCGGCGGCGCGAGCCTCCACGGCGGCCAGGGCATCAGCCCACTGGTCGGCGGGCAAGGTCTTGAAGGTCTTGACGCCGAAGCTGGCGGCCACTTCGGCGGTGGCGCGGGCGCCGGGCGTCTTGCTGTCTTCGCCGGGCTCTTGGTCGTCGCCCAGGGCGGCGAGCTTGAACACAGCTTTTTGCAGCTGGGCGTACTCAATTGCGGGCTTCTGCGCGGGCGCATCGGCCTTGGCCGCCTCGGCAGTAGGCAACGTAGGGGCAGGCGCGGCCGTCTTGACAACGGTGGTCTTGACCGTGGGCGCAGGGGCGGCCGACGTGTCGGCCTCGGGGTTTCCCTTGGCAGGCGGGTTGACGACAACAGCAGGGGGCACCTGGCCCGCGGCGCGCGCCAGGAAGTCGGCGGCCTCGGCGGGGGTGGCAAAGGTAGCGGTGATGGTGATGGTCATGGTTAATTTACCTGTTGGTAAAGTGGTGAGGAAAAGGGGAGGGGTCAGGCCGCGGTGATCTGGCGCATGACGCGCACGGTCGGGGGCTGGTAAGGGTGGGCGCGCTGGTACTGCGCGGCGTAGGGAAAGGCGCGCTCCATGGCCTGCTCGGCCTCGAACTTGGTGCCGTAGCGGAACGGCTCAGAGCCTCGGGGCGGCACGTCGTGCCATGCGTTGCCCGTGCGGGTGTAGCTTTGCACCGCGTACTCGACTTTCACCTGCGGGCGCGTCGTGTCGCCGATCTGCACGCCTGACGGGGCCAGGAGCATCAGGGCGATGGCCTCGCCCTGCTCGGCGCGTTCGAACGCGCCGGCGGCGAAATCTGCGTCGACACCGTGGAAGGCCGACGCGTAGCGCAGGAAATGCTCGTGGGCATCGTCGCGCGTTACTCGGCGGCAGTCCACGAAATAGGTCAGTGTGCTTTGGGCCTGCAGGGGTGACACGAGTTGAATGTGGGGCATGGTGTTTATCCGGTGATAAAGTGAAGGTCAGGCCCTGAACGATTGCACGACGGCCAACACCTCGACGATGCGCGGGTCGGTCGTGAACGTGGGGCGGATGGCCACGGCGGTGCTGTGCGTCTCTGGCCCCGCGTTGATGGTCAGGGCCGACGTGTCTTTGATCGACTTGCCGATCATCGGCACCAGGGCGGTCAGTGTGTTGGCCAGTAGGCCCGCGCCCATGGTGGGTATAGGGTTGTTGGGCCGATCGGCGGGCGGCACGATGCGGCGCCATTGGGGGTAGGTGCCTTCTACGCCCGTCGCATCTAGCACCACCCCGCCAGCTTCAAAGCGGACTTCGGGGCGTTGCGCCGGGTCGGCGGGCTGGATGCACACGATGCGGATCTCGCCCTTGTCCTTGCCGAACACGGACAGGATGCGCTTGGTGTCGTCGTTTCCGATCGTTGCGGCGACCGCGCACGCAGGCATCGGGTCCAGGGCCAGCCGAACCATGTGCAAGCTGGCGCCGTTCGTGCCGACCAGGTGCAGGCCCTCCTCGGTGAACTCGAAGCGCACGCCGCGGAGATAAAAGCGCACGTCTTTGGTCGAGGCGGCGGCGGCGGCGAACTTGAGCGCCTGGCAAAAGGTTTTGGTGAGGATCATGTCCCGTTCAGCCTTGGTAAAGTACATGATCAAACTTTACCAACTGATAAAGGAAAACGCAAAAACTATTTACTAGGGGTTTTCCCTAGTGACACCCCGAGCGGGGTTACTTCATGAGCTTGACGAGCTGGTCGGCAAACGCCTGGTCGACTTGACCACTGGCCAGGCTGCGCTCGTAAAGGGCAGTGACCATGAACGCCTGTTTGTCGGCGTCGGGCTTTATCCGGGCCTGCGCGGCGCTTGTCGTGACTGCGCGCACTGCGGCTGTCAGCAGCTCGGTGTTGAGCGCTCGGATGCCTGGCGGCGGAGCGCCGGGCGGGCGGTCCATGGCCCCCGGCGACTTGCCCAGCGCGCGCTCGATCTCGTGGGCGGTGTCTTCCATGATGGGCCGGGAGCCTGGCCCCTCGGCCTTGAGCATGTGCGAGACGCGCGACGGGTTCACACCCAAGGCGATGGCCAGCGCAGTCTTGGCGCCCTTTTCACTTACCCAGCGGCCCAGGTTCTCGCGGCGGATTGTGTAAAGGTCTTGGTCGCTCATGTGGGGGGTGTGTGACTTTGCCATGTAGGGGTTAACAGCGTAGCGGGTTGATTGTATTCCTTGACCAATTGATAAAACACTGACAAGCTAGGGGCCTCTCGTGGGGGTTGACACTGCCCTTTAAACCAAGGAGTAAATCGAGATGTTTGTGTTCAAGATGTGGATGCGCGCCGCCACGACCGAGGAGCAGGAATTGCTGGCTGCGGGGGTTCGCAAGGCAATCCCTGGCTCGAAAATGTCGCGCGAGTACCTTTATCAGCTCAGCAACCAGAACCGTGACGCGGGCGCCGAGGTGGGGGCCGTCATGGAACGCTTGATCAACGCCATGGCGGTGGCGTCCAAAGGCCGCTTGCCCAAGGTGTACCGCACCGATCTGGTGACGGCATGCCGCGCGTGCGAGTACGCGCAGAAGTGCCTGGGCTCGGCCGCTGTGCGTGCTGACTTCCCCGTGGTCACCGAGGGTATGGTGGCCGATTCGGAGGGTGGCGAAAATGACTGACGCACCCCTCACACCCTTTCAGCTCGACGTGCTGCAGCGCGCCGCCGATATGCTGGCGCTGCCCCTGCCTTTGTTGCCTGAGGTGGTCGACCTGCAGCTGCGTGCTGCGCAGGCCTTGGCAGAACAGCATGCCAGTGCGGCGGGTGAAGTTGCATGAGCTTCGGCGCCACACCACAAGACTGGGCCGACTGGGCAGCGCTGGGGCTCACGCCAGATCTGCTGCCCGTTGTGTCGGACCCCTCAGCTGTCATCAGCAAGCTGAGCAAGATGGCGGGCTTGGGCAAGACGCCCAGCCGCTTTAATTCCGATGGCGAAGCTGTGGGAATACCCAAGTGGACGGCCTACAAGGCCACGGACAGGGACATAGGTAAATGGTCAACTAATTCACGCCTTGGAATTTGTCTGCAATCCAGGGGGGTCAAGTGTTTCGACATCGACATAAACGACCCGGTGCGGTGTGGCGCTGTGGCGGACCTGATACAGCTTACCCTAGGTGATCTACCCTCGCGGGGGCGCTCAAATTCTGGTAAGCGCTTGCTGGCTTTCCGCCTGCCGCTGGACTTCCCCAAGCGCATTATCAAGACGGCGCACGGTAACATCGAACTGTTGTCGACAGGCCAGCAGTTCATTGTCTGTGGCACACACCCTAGCGGCGCGCGCTATGAGTGGGCAGGGGGCAACCCTCGGGAGCTACCCGATATAACCCTGGCCGAGCTCGACCTCGTTTGGCGCGCGCTGATCGACCGGTTCGCCTTGCCCGACGGCGCGCTGGAGGCGCGCCACGGGCTGGTGCCCGCGGTGCCCCGGGTGCGCGAGGACATGCGCGATCCGTTCGTGGCTTGGCTGGACGAGAACGGCTGGATCACGGGCTACCAACGGGACGGGCGCGTCGACGTGCGATGCCCCTGGGCCGACGGGCACAGCGTGGACAGCGGGCCCACCAGCACCAGCTGGTTTCCTGCGGGCGTGGGTGGCTTCGAGCGGGGGCACTATCGGTGCCTGCACGCCAGCTGCTCGAACCGCACCGATGGCGATTTCATGGAGGTGACGGGCTACACCCGGGCTGATTTTGGTGTGGTTGTGCCTTTACCAAACGATAAAGGGGAGCTGATCGAACCTCTGCCGCCCTTTACCAGGGATCGGAACGGGCGCATCGAGGCCGAGCTCAACAACGTGCTGGCCGCGCTGCGCCGGCCGGATTTCACCGGCTACCGCGTGGGGGTGGACGCCTTCCTCGACCGCATGGTCCTGGCCACGGCTGAGGGTGTGTGGCGCCCGTTCGGGGATACCGATTACACCGTGCTGCGCTCGGTACTGGCCACACGTGATTTCAAGCCCATATCAGCGGACATGATTAAAGACGCGGCGCGCCTGGTGGCGGCCGAAAACGAGTTCGACAGCGCCGTGCAGTGGGCCAACGGCTTGGAGTGGGATGGCGTCGAGCGCATCGAGACGTTCTACCCGGCGTTTTTCGGCGTCGAGGACACCCCCTATAGCCGGGCGGTGGGGCGCTACACATGGACCGCGCTGGCTGGGCGGGCGTTGGTGCCCGGCGAGAAGGCCGACATGGTGCCGGTGCTGATCGGGCTGCAGGGCGCGGGCAAGACTTCGGCCATCGAAGTCATGAGCCCCCTTCCGGGGGCGTTTGTCGAGCTCAATTTGGAGAAGAAAGACGAAGACCTGGCGCGCATGCAGCGCGGCAAGCTGGTGGGCGAGATCGCCGAGCTGCGCGGGCTGCAGGGCCGGGACGCTGAGTCGATCAAGGCCTGGGTGTCGCGGCGCGAGGAGGAGTGGACGCCCAAATTCAAGGAGTTCGCTACCAAGTTCCAGCGCCGCATGGTCATGTTCGGCACGGGCAACGGCGGGGAGTTTCTGGACGACCCAACAGGGGAGCGCCGTTGGCTACCCATGACCACAGGCACGGTCGACGTGCCAGGCGTGGCGGGCGTGCGTGACCAGCTTTGGGCCGAAGGGGCGTGGCGCTTCAAGCGCCTGGGCGAGGTGGACTGGCGCGACGCGAACACCCTGGCCCGGGCCGAACACCACAAGTACAAGGTGAGCGACGAGTGGCAGACCGTTATTGCCGATTGGCTGGCCCGCGACGACATGGATCAGGCCGCAGGCGGCACGCGCAGGGGCGACCGACCGGTGCGCATGCTTGACGTTCTGGTGTCGGCTTTAGGCTTCGACGTGCAGAAAATTGCACGTAAGGACGAGCTACGGGCAGGCAAGGCGATGAGGGCCTTGGGGTACGAGAAGGGTAACACTCGGGTCGGTGGCGAGCAGGTTAAAGCCTGGCTGCGCGTAAAAAACTGCGAGGAAACTGAACGCGCAGAAAAATGCGCATTCAGTGAGTGGGCATGATCGCGTTTTGCTACCCATGTTGCCCTTGCTGCGCAGGCATGGGTAACAAGTTTTCCCTAGCTAGCTACCCTGCTACCCTTGTTACCCTTCTTATTCAAGGGATAGTTAAAAACACGTATAGGGGGGTATTTTCTGACGCGCAGGGCGCCCGCGTATTTAATAGGGAAAAGAAGGGTAACAAGGGTAGAAGGGTAGCAGGGGGCTCGCATGCGTAAAACTGCACGCTTGCGCCAAGCCTCGGTGAACGATGCCGGCCAGGTGGTTGGTGAGGACCACCACCGCGCCAAACTTTCCGACCACGATGTGTGGTTGATCTGCGAGCTTCGAGCCGACGGCATGAGCATCGCGGACCTGGCCCGCAAGTTCGACGTGTGCAAAGCGACGATCAGCTACTACACCAACGGTAAGCGCCGGGCGCACATGGTTGTGGGCCAGAAAGGCTTGGCCAAGCCCAGAACATACCGGTTCACGCCTGCAGATCCTGACGAGTTCGGCCTCGTTCACATACCCCGACGGCGTCGGTAGACATTTCAGGGCATGAACCATCATTGGGTTGCCCCATTCCTCGACCAGCTCGCGCAGTGCGGCATGGTGTCGACGGCTGCACGCGCGGTGGGCGTCTCCTCCTCCACGGTCAACAGCCTCAAGTCCAAAGACGCCGACTTCGCCGCGGCGATGGTCGAGGCCAAAGAGGCGGCCACCGATCTGCTCGAAGCAGAGGCCCGTAGGCGGGCCGTGGTGGGCGTTCAGGAGCCCGTCGTATACCAAGGCCAGCTCACCCCTGTTTGGGAGATTGACGAGCATGGCCAGACCCTGCTTGAGAACTATGAGGTGGCGGGCAAGGACGGCCAGGTCGAGGTGCACACGCGGCCCGTGCAAAAGCTCGACGCCAACGGCCGCCCTGTGTGGCTCACCGTCACCAAGTACAGCGACGCTCTGCTAGCTCTCATGCTCAAAGGCCACCGCAAGGCGTTTGCCACTGAGCGCAGCGAGCTGACAGGCGCCGATGGCGCCGACCTCAACGCACGGGCCATCGACCCCACGGCACGCGCCGCGCGCCTGGCCGCGATCCTGGCCCAGGGCGCCAAGCGCAAAGACGACGAACAACGGTTCGGCCACCTCGCATGACGCCAGCTGAGATCAAGGCCATCTATGGCTATCTCACCGACGAGGAGCGCGCCGAGCTCGACGAGCTGGTGCTGGCTGACATGAGTGCACGCCTGTGGGTGCCATTGCCCGGCCCTCAGACCATGGCCATGGAGTCGATGGCTGATATCGTTGGCTACGGGGGCGCGGCTGGCGGGGGCAAGACTGACCTGGTCGCCGGGCTGGTCACCACGAAGCACGAGCGGTGCCTGGTGGTGCGACGCGAGAAGGCGCAGACCGAGGGCGTGATCCAGCGCATGACCGACTTGCTTGACGGCACGGACGGGTTCAACTCGCAAAAATCCATCTGGCGCCTGCCCACGGGCTTGGTCGAGTTCGCAGGGCTGGACAACCCAGGCGACGAGCGCCGATGGCAAGGCCGCCCCCATGATCTCAAGGCCTTTGACGAGGTCACCGAGATGCGCGAGGCGCAAGTGCGCTTTGTGATGGGCTGGCTTCGCACCAGCAAGACGGTACGCAGCCGCGTGATCATGACTTTCAACCCGCCCACCACCCAAGAAGGCCGGTGGGTGCTGGACTTCTTCGCGCCCTGGCTTGACAGCAAGCACCCCAACCCCGCACAGCCGGGCGAGTTGCGCTGGTTCACGACCATCAACGGTAAAGACCACGAGGTGCCAGACGGGCGCCCCTTTGTGCTGGTCGATGGCGAACGTGCGTACGACTTCAACCCAGACACCTATGCACCCGAGGACGTGATCACACCCAAGTCGCGCACCTTCATCCCTGCGCGCTTAACCGACAACCCTTACCTCATGAGCACCGGGTATATGAGCCAGCTGCAAGCATTGCCCGAACCGCTTCGCAGCCAGATGCTGTACGGCGACTTCAAAGCCGGTATTGAGGAAGACCCATGGCAGGTGATCCCCACGGCCTGGGTCGAGGCGGCCATGGCCCGCTGGGTCGATCGCTCACCCAAGGGCGAGATGATCAGCATGGGCGTCGACGTGGCCCGGGGCGGCAAGGACAACACCGTCATTTCGACCAAGCACGACAACCCAGACGGCAAGGGCAAATGGTTCGACAAGCTCAAATGCACGCCTGGAACGCAAACCCCCGACGGTCCGGTGGTGGCTGGCCTGGTGATCGGCGCCCGACGTGATGAGACGCCCGTTCACATCGACGTCATCGGCGTGGGCTCAAGCCCTTATGACGTGCTCAACAGCATGGGCGTGCACATCCTGGGCGTGAACGTGTCGGAGAAAGCCACGGGCACGGACCAGTCGGGGCGCCTGCGCTTTTTGAACCAGCGATCACAGTGGTGGTGGAAGCTGCGCGAGGACCTTGACCCGGCCCGCGACCTGGGCTACGCACTGCCCAACGACCCCGAGCTGCTGCGCGAGTTGTGCACGCCCACGTGGTCAGTGCAGGGCATGGTGATCAAGGTGGCCAGCCGCGACGAGATCTACGAAAAGCTCAAGCGCTCGGTCGACCGGGCCACGGCCGTGGTGCTGGCCAACATCGACACGCCAAAGAGGCCCAAGCGGTTCAGTTCACATAGCGCGGGGGCTCGGCGCGAGCATGACCCCTATGGATCACTCAACACTTGACCAACCCACGCTTGACCACGTTGACGCCGTCGAGCCGGTGGCTCTGACGCTTGAGGAGGTCGAGGACGCCATCGCCTTGATGCTCCCCGAGCGTCCGACAAAGGCGCAGATCCTGGCCTTTGCGCAGATGGCCCTGGCCATCGAGGCCGAGGAAGGCATCACGGATATCGACACCACCAGCTACTGGGCCCCTGGGCTGTACGCGCGCTCGGTGTTGATCCGCAAGGACACCATTCTTGTGGGCCTGCCCCACAAAGAGGGCTGTCTCAATATCTGCCTGGGCGATATCACGGTGTGGTCAGAGGGCAAGCGGGACCGGCTGACTGGCTTTCACGTCTTGAGCTCTGACCCCGACATGATGCGCATTGGCCGCGGTCACACAGACACGACATGGCTGACGGTGCACGCCAACCCCACGAACACGCGGGACATGGCTGTCATCGAGTCCATGCTCACGGCGCACGCCGACCTGCTCATGGACAGCCGGCTTGACGCGCTTGACCTGTCAGTGGTGGAGCGCTTCGCATGAGCGTGGCCTTTGTCGCCGTAGGGGTGGCTGCCGCAGCCGCCGTGTATTCGGGCTATGAAGGCAACAAAGCCAATCAGCAGTCTCGCGCCTCGGCGCGTCAAGCTGTGATCAACGCGCAGAAGACTGCGCAGGCCACGGATGAAGCCACGAACCGCGCGAACGCCAAGAGCCCCGACAGTGCGGCCATGGAGTCAGCCAACATGACGGCGGCCAAGTCGGGCCAGGCAGGCACCATGCTTACAGGCCCCACGGGGGTAGACCCTGGCCAGCTCACGCTGGGCAAGCAAACGCTGTTGGGGGGTGGGTGATGGCCGGCCCGGAAACCCAACGCCAGCAGGATCTGCGCCGCCACGCCGAGCTCAAGCTGGAGCGCGCGACGTGGATGCCGCACTGGTCTTTGCTGTCAAACTTCTTCCTGCCCCGCTCGGGGCGCTACTTCGTGCAGGACCGCAACCGCGGCGCGCGTCGTCACAACAACATCTACGACCGCAGCGCCACGGGCGCGGTGCGCGTGCTGGCCGCCGGAATGATGGGCGGCATGACCAGCCCGGCCCGGCCCTGGTTTCGCCTGGCCACGTCGGACCAAGACCTCAACAAGTACGCGCCTGTGCGCATGTACCTGGCCGATGTGACGCGCTTGATGTTGTCGGTGTTCGCCAAGTCCAACACATATCGCGCGCTGCACACGACCTACGAGGAGCTGGCCGTCTTCGGCACCTCGGCCAAAGTGGTCATGGACGACTACACCAACGTCATTCATCACCACAGCCTGACGGCGGGCGAGTATGCGATCGCCACCGACTTCAAAGGCAACGTCGACACGCTCAGCCGCGAGTTTGAGAAAACCGTGGCCGAGGTGGTGGGCCAGTTCGGTTTTGAGAACTGCAGCACCACGGTGCAGAACCTCTACACCCGCGGCACGCTGGGCGCCTGGGTGCCTCTGATCCATTTGATCGAGCCTCGACGCAATCGGGATTTCGCCGCCAAGGACGCCAAGAACATGGCCTGGCGCTCGGCCTACTTCGAGGTGGGCGCGCACGATGGCAAGTACCTGAGCGAATCCGGGTTTGACGGCTTCCCCGCACTGTGCTCGCGCTGGTCCACCTCGGGCGGCGATATCTACGGCAACAGCCCCGGCATGGAGGCGCTGGGCGACACCATGCAGCTGCAGCAACAGCAGCTACGCAAGGGTCAAGCCATTGACTATCAGACCAAGCCCCCGCTGCAAGCACCGGCCGGCATGAAGAACAACGAGGTCGACATGCTCCCCGGGGGCGTGACGTACTACGACGGCGCCACGCCGGGGGCGGGCATCCGCAACGCCTTCGAAGTGACGCTCAACCTGCGCGACTTGCTGGGCGACATGCAGGATGTGCGTGGTCGCATCCGCGAGGCCTTTCACACAGACATGTTCCTCATGCTGTCCGATGGCTCGGACACGCAAAAGACGGCCGCCGAGGTGGCCGAACGGCACGAGGAAAAGCTGCTCATGCTCGGCCCCACGGTCGAGCGCTTGCACAACGAGGAGCTGAACCCGCTGATCGAATCGACGTTCGCGCGCATGCTCAAGGCGGGCATGCTGCCACCCCCGCCCCCTGAGCTGCACGGCCAAGAGCTCAATGTCGACTTCATCAGCATGCTGGCGCAAGCCCAGCGCGCCATCGGCACGAACAGCATCGACCGACTAGTGGGCAACCTGGGCGCAGTGGCCCAGATCAAGCCGGGCGTGCTCGACAAGTTCGACGAGGACAAGTGGATTGAGGAGTACAGCGACGCGCTCGGCGTGAGCCCCACGTTGATCGTAGCCGACGACAAGGTGGCACTGATCCGTAAGGCCCGCGCCCAGGCCCAGCAGCAGGCCCAGCAGGCCGAGCAAATGCAGCAGGCCAGCCAGACGGCCAAGAACTTGGCCCAGGCCCCCACACAGACCAACAACGCCCTGACTGACGTGACACGCGCGTTCAGTGGCTACACATGAGGCCCACCCCATGAAGCTCGTCAACCTCAAGAACACGGCCGACGCGGACACCTGCGCGCCGATGGGCGCGGCCCCGTACGGCTATGGCCTGCGCATCTATCTGGACGCCGAACAGTGCGAGGCGTTGGGCATCACCAAGGCAGTCAAGGCGGGTAGCGCGGTGCGCATCAGCGCCCAGGCCATCGTGGTGCGCACCAGCGAGTCGGTCGAGGCTGACCCCGACGGGAGCAACGACGTGAGCCTGGACATGCAGATCACGGACATGGGCGTCGAGATCGGCGCAGTGGTGCGCAACGCTGCGCAAGTTCTTTATGGGGATGACAAATGAGTGGCTACATCAAGGACCTGCACAACAACCTTTTCGATCCGGTGACAAAGAAGTTCGCCGGGGTCATCGGCCCGAACGGGGAGGAGCAACTTACATCCTCAAGCAGCCTGAGTGCGCCTGTGGCGTTCACAAGTCGGGCGCTCACGTCCGCAGATGCTGGCGTCACGTTGGTGTGCTCATCGGCCCAGGCCGCAACCGTCCCTGCCGGTCTTGGCTCCGGATTTGGTTGCGCAATTCGCGGCACCGTAACTGTCACTGCTGGCAGCGGAGCGACAGTCAATGACGTGCGCACGACCGGTGCAACGAGCCCATATTGCGCGCTTGTCCAGATCGGCACCGATGTCTATGACGTGGTTGGTGGGAAGGCGTGAGCATGGCCTACCCAAATACCATTGCGGCAATCATCGCCGCAGCCTATGGGGTGCCGCGCATCGATGTGCTTGAGTTGCTTTCGGAGGGGGCGGCAGGCACCGGCGCTTACGTGGGCTATACGCTGGCCCACGTCGAGAAATTCGACGGCGCATTGTCTAGCGAATTGATCCGACCCGGAAACCCATTTGGCAAATGGAGCCCTGCATTCAGTCAGCGCGACCGACGCCACACGGCGCTTACATCCGTGTCGTACACGGGCGACCCATATTCGACCGGCCACGCTGACGCGAATGATGGTGTCCCGATCCCAAGCCTGGGCGACATTATCACTATGTCGGGCGGCGTGATGAGGCTGAAAGGCCGCACTGCTACAGCGTCAGAGCGTCCACTGCTTGGCGTTCGCTCCAACGCTAGCGGCCCATCGTTCACATACCGCCCAGTTGTGCAGGGCCATGTGCACGGGCTTGCGCACTCTGCGGTAGCTGGCGCAAGGATTGTAGAGTGGCGGTGGCGTATGAATGTACCCGCAGCGCTTGATATATCAGTCCCGGGCGCGAATGCGGGCGTCTCTTACTGGGCGCTGTTGGCGCGAGGTGGCGCCGAGGCCGTGGCGGGCAAAGAGGATGACTATTTTGAGTACACAAACGCAGCCTCTGGCCTGGCGGCGTACGAGACGGGCGGCGACTGGACCCCCCAGACTTACGCATCAAAGACGGATGGGGCTTGGCAGATCACTCGCGCCACTTTCACGGCGACGACGATCAAGCTCGAAACATACGCAGACGATGGAGTCACACTGGTCGGCAGCACAACTGACAATTACGATAGCACCCGGCTAAACAGTCTCTGGTATTTCATGTTTGGCGCGATCATTTCCGGCGCTGCGCGTGGCTATACGTACGACGAGTCAAAATGGACGAGCACGAGTGAGTTCACGACGGAAATAAGCAGCTACCGCGTTTGGATTCCCAGTGCGTCGGTTGCTGTTGCAGCGGCAGGCGGGAACACGACGCTTGAAATTGATTACGGCTCAGTCGGGTCGCTGGTGTTGCCGTCGCAATCGTCAGTCTGGGGCGCAGCGGTCACAAATGAGCGCATCAAGTTCCACCACGCAACCGATATCAACGGCCCCGGTCGAGTCGATGAATACACATCGCCGCTTGATGTTGCTGATACCTACCCAGTCGGCACAACGTACACGTCAGGCACACGCACCCTGGCCTTTTCCAACACGTTTAGCGTGCAGGCCGGGGTGGTACACGGCGCTGTGTATCCTGAGCGATCTGATATTGGGTTTGCAAAGCCGTTCCGTTTTGCGGTCTACGTGCGCCCTAAGCTGACGATACCAGCGCTGCCTGCACCAACCCCGGGTGCGGCCTACAGCTACACAATTCCACGCGGTGCACGCAATTGGGACAACGGCAATTGCCCCCACGGGTCACACTCGGGGCTGACGCTGGTATCTGGTCCCGGGTGGCTGTCATTTGACCCGGTGACGCGCATTCTGTCAGGCGCCTGCCCTGGTGGATTCACCAGCGCCGCGCTGGTATTTCGCTGCACGAATGGCGCAGGCATTTACACCGAGGGCACGTACTACCTCGGCGCTGGCATTGGTGCAAACGACACGTTTTTCGGACAGGGCGGCGTGCTACTGACCGACCACCTGTCGGAGGCCGCGCAGACATGGCAGCCGTTCCCGCCGAACCCACCGACCCTGCCGACATACATCAACGGCTCAGGCGGTGTCTACAACACCGACACGGTTGGCGGGATCTATATCTACAACTACGTGCCTCCGTCAGCAAACTACGCAGTAGAGGCCGATCTTGTTTGTCTGAGCGAGATTACAGATACCCCCGGTGTCTGCGCTCGCGCATCTGCCTCGGCCTCTCCCAATGATCTGTATTTGTTCCGCTACGCGCGGACGGCTGGGGGTTGGCAGATTTTCAAAACAGTCGGCGGCACAAACACGCAGCTTGGAGCCACATATACGGCCACTTTTACAGCAGGTCAAACAAAGACTCTCCGATTTGAGGTCAATGGCTCAACCCTGACGGGGAAGGTGGATGGTGTGGTGGCTGTGACGGCGACAGACGCCAGCATCACCGCGACAGGCCGAGCTGGGTTGCGTACATCCGGCACTCCGCAAACCATGACAACCGGCACCCACATCAAAAACTTCAAGGT